CAGTCCGGTATGAACCGCGATACCGCCCAGACCCAGCAGTTGACGAACATGATCAACCAGGTGGGCCCGGATGGCTCTCTGACATATACTAGGACAGGCGAAAACTCATTCGTGGATTCCAACGGAAAAACCGTTGTTGTCCCGAATTACACAGCGACGACCTCCCTATCGGGTCAGCAGCAGGCCATCAAGAACCAGACCGATGCAGCGTCTCTCAATCTGGGTACTATTGCCAATGAGCAGTCAGCCAAGGTCAGGGATCTACTAAACACGCCGTTTAAGGCCGACACAGCCGCCGCAGAGGCGCGTCTGGCGGAACTCGGCTCTGCACGCCTCGATCCACGCTTTGCCAAAGAGGAGGAAGCGTTGCGGACGCGTCTTGCCAACCAAGGCGCCGTCGAAGGATCAGCATCATGGAATTCAGCGTTCGAAAATCTCAACCAGTCGAAAAATGATGCGTTCAATCAGCTTTATCTCACTGGTCGCGGACAAGCGATGCAGGAGGCATATGCGGAACGAAACCAGCCATTACAGGAGATTACCGGTCTTCTCGGCGGCTCTCAAATACAGGCTCCGAATTTCATCAACACGCCACAAGCTAACGTCGCCGGCGTCGATTACATGGGCATGGTCAACGACCAGTACAAAACTCAGGTCAACGCGGCCAATGCCAAAATGGGTGGCCTCTTCGGACTTCTCGGTACCGGTGTAACCGCTGGCATCAAGTATTCCGACCGCCGACTGAAGACCGATATCCACCGCGTCGGCCGGCTCGATAACGGACTTCCCATCTACGCTTATCGCATGATCGGATCGCCAGTGACCGAAATCGGCCTGATGGCTGACGAGGTAGAAGATAAATTCCCCGATGCAGTCCATCAGCAGCCGAACGGCTTCAAGATGGTTGACTATCGCGTTGCTACGGAGGCCGCATAATGGCTGCTGAAGGTGCTTTCGTCTGGGGCCGCAATGGCCGCAAGCTCTCTCCTGAAGAAATGGCGAAGCAGCGCGAAATCGCTGACGCCATGATGCGGAAGGGCATGGATTACTCCCCAGTCGCGCACTGGTCGCAGGGTGCAGCGCGCGTTGCAGAAGGTGTTCTTGGGGCTCTCGACGCGCGTGAGATCGATAAGACTGCCAAAGACAACGAAGCATGGAACTCCGGAAAGTTTGGCGAGATTGCAAGCCTTCTCGCTGGCGGCGGAGCGTCTTCCCAGCCTGCCGCGTCGACAGCGCCAGCTACGTCTATTCCTATGACCAGCGCTGCCGGAGAGGTGTCCGCTACATCTCCCACGACTGGTGACACTTACGCGCCGTTCATGGACACGATAAAAGCCGGCGGCGTGCAGAACCCCTATGCGCTCGCGGCAATCGCTGCGACAGGCCGCGCTGAAAGTGGCTGGTCGGCAGACAACGCAAACCGGACATGGAGCGATCCCAGCGAAAGCGGCCAGCCAGGAACGGCGGGTGGCATCATGTCGTGGCGTGGCCCTCGCTATCAGGCGCTTGCCGCGACCGGTGACCTTTCTCCGCAGGGACAGGCAAAATTCTTCCTTAACGAAGATCCCGCGCTTATCCAGAAGCTCAATAGCGCCAAAAGCGTCGAAGAAGCGCAGCAATTTATGAACGATGCGTGGAAGTTCGCAGGCTACGACCGTCCGGGCGGCGAGTCCGCGCGCCGTCTTGGCTTTGCCAAGGGTTATCTGTCTGGTTTTCAGGGCGGCGGCGATACTGAGGTCGCAAGCCTTGATCCTTCGGCCGGGATGTCTGCTGCGCAGGCAATCGATGCAGCCGCAAAGCCTTCTGGATACATCGATCCCAGTGTTTCCGTTCAGGCGCCACGTCCGCAGGAACCTACCTTCGATATGGGCCGGTTTGGGCCGAACATCAACTTGGCGGAGATGCCACCCGGTCGCACGGATATCGCCCCACAGATTGACAGGCAGACAGCCGCACTTCAAGCGCCTGCACCTACCGATCTGCCCGCCGCCCCGGTGCCGCCGCTGCCTGCTGCCACTGAGGTTCCGGTTCGTGCTGTCAGGGCTGCGCCTCCTGCTCAGGTCGCACAGGCCGCTCCGGGTATCGCGCCGAATGGCCAGCCGATCCCGCCGGTGATACTTGAGGTTCTTTCAGATCCCCGCACCGACCCCCGCACGCGGGCTGTTGCCGAAATCCTTCTGAAGCAGAACGCTGCTCGGCAGCAGGCGGCAGAAGAAATGCGCCTCAAGCAGAGCGATCCGTCCTATCAGCTTGGCCTCGAAAAGAGCCGGCTAGAGGTGGAAAACCTGCGGAACCCGCGCGTCACACCCGGAGACAAGCTCGCGCGCGAGCGGTTCGACTGGGAGCGGCAGAACAGCGACAGAACGGCCGACATCAAGGAATACGAATACGCCAAGGCTCGTGGCTATGAAGGTTCCATCGTAGACTTCCAGCTTGCCCAGAAAAGGGCCGGTGCCGGTTCCACCAATGTCAACGTTGGTGAGGGGGACAAGTTCTATGAAAAGCTCGACCAGAAAAACGCCGAAACCTTTGCATCCATGTCGGACAGCGGAATTCAGGCACGGGCGAAGCTCGGCCAGATTGACCGACTGCAAGGCCTTTTCGCAAACGTTCCGCAGGGCGTCGAGGGTGGCCTGAAGAAGATTGCCGGCGACTGGGGTATCGCAGTTGGCGACGGCACCAGCGATATTCAGGCGGCCAGCGCGCTCTTGGAAAAGATGGTTCCGGAACAGCGCGCGCCGGGATCTGGCCCAATGTCGGACGCCGATATCAAGATGTTCCGCGCCTCGTTGCCGCGGGTGCTAAACCAGCCGGGCGGCAACCAGCTTATCTTCGACACCATGCGCGGCATTGCCAATTACGAAATGAAGATGGGCGAAATTGCCGACATGGTTGCTGATCGTGCCGAACTTCCAGACGGAACGAAGGTCACCCCGGCAGTTGGTCGGAAGATGATCCGAGAACTGAAAAACCCGCTGGCAGACTATAAAATTCCGGAAGGCTCAACCCCGAATGAGGGCTGGAAGGAAATTTCGCCCGGCGTCCGAATTCGAAAGGTCGACTGATGGGAAAGTATCAGGTCGAAGTTAACGGCCAGAAATTCGAGATCGAGGCGCCCGACGAAAAGGCGCTTTCGGTCGCAGTGAGCCAGCTTCAAGCCCAAGGCGACGTTCCGGCCGCCGCCAGCAAGCCTGAGCGCTCCGGCGGCATAGACGGTGCTGTGCGCGCCGCTGGCCGTGGTGTACTTGGCGTCGGCTCCTATCTCGACGAGTTGAACGCGGCGACGAACGCCACACTTGCGCCTGTCATAGACCCTCTTCTTCCGGATCAGGGTTACGAAAAGCTACCGGGCAAGACATGGGGTGAAAGATACGATCAGGCCCTTGATATCCAGCGCCGGAAAGATGCGGAGTATGACAAGGACAGCCCGGTTCTTTCTACGGGGTTGAAAATTGCGGGTGGTGTCGGTTCTGGCCTTGGCCTGCTTAAAGCCGCGCCAACTGTCGGCAGTTACGTCATGGGGAACACCGGCGCCACCCTTCCGACCCGTGTAGCAGCCACCGTTGGGTCTGGCATGGGTACCGGTGCCGTCCAAGGTTTCGGTGCAGGGGAAGACGGCATTGCCGAGCGAGGGAAACAAGCGCTAATCGAAGCCGGTACCGGTGGCCTTACGGCAGGCATAATGATGCCTGTCGCTGCTGGCATAAGTGCCGGTGCAAAGAAGGTCGGCGGCCTGCTGCTCGGGGAACGCGATGATGCCTTGTCGACTATGTCGCGAGAAGCTCGCCAGTATGTCAATCGGGAACTTGCAGACCCTAACAAGGTCGCGGTTTACCGCCAGTCTTTGGATGACCTTGGCCCCGAAGCCATGCTTGCGGATGTCTCCCCCGATTGGCTCGGCGTTGCCCGTGGAGCGGCGGCTAGGCCAGGAACGCGCAGCATGGTCGTCGACCCGCTGAACGAACGCGCCGTTTCCGCAAACGGTCGCCTTCGTTCTGATGTAGCGGAAAATCTCGGTCCCGATCCGGTGCCGTCGGCAATTGACAGGGATATCCGTAGCAATCAGGCGGAAGTCGCGCGTGAATATGGTCCCGTCTTCAGGGAGAAGAGTTCGTTCGATTTCACACCGATCACGAAAGATTTGGACGAATCCATATCCTTCCTTCGTGGCGATGCGCAGCGCCGACTACAGCAGGTGCGAGGCATGCTGAATGAGTTCGGAGAGGATGCAGTTTCAACCGATCCTTCCGTTGCCTTTCAGACCCGCCAGGCGATCGACGGCATTCTTGAGACTGAGCAGAACCCGAAAGTGATTTCTGCTTTGTCTGAAGCACGCCAGATGATCGACGACGCCCTTACCGCGTCGGTGCCCCGCATCAAGGAAGTGGACGCGAGTTACGCTGAACTTGCCCGCCAACGCGAGGCCCTTGGGCAGGGGCGAGCAATCCTCAACAATGAAGCGTCCGCAATGCGCCCTGTTGAACTGCAGGACACATTGCGAGCAGGAGCGGAGCCGCAGGGAATGCAGGTAGGGCCATCCGCCGTACCCACTCGCATGAGGCAAAGCGCGCTTGGCGAAATCTACCGGGCTGTAGGGACAAAGGCCAACGACACGACCGCCTTGCGCAACATTGTCCGTGGTGAGGGTGATTGGAACCGCGAAAAACTGGGCTTGCTTTTTGGGCAAGATCCGGCCGACAGCGTTCTGAACGCTATCGATCGGGAAACGGTCTTCGGAGATACCGCTAACCGAGTGACACGTGGCTCTGACACTGCAATGGCCAGCCGCTTCACCAAGTTTCTCGATGACGTGGAAAAAGCTCAAGACGTTCCGACTGACACGACGCTGGCGGGCCTCGGCATTCGTGGCGTTCGTGAGATTGCCCGCATCCTGATGCGGAACAATTCCACGGCGAACGCGTCGCAAGTGGCTGAAGACATCGGCCGGCTTAGTGTCGCGAAAGGAAATGCTCGAGATGAAATAATCGACGCGCTTCTTCGTCGTGGCCGTGAAAATGTCATCGATCAGCAAAGGCGCGCGATTGTCGACGCAATCGTGCAGGGCAGCGGCAGGGCCGGTTATCCGTCTCTTCCAGGGGTGCGTTGACCGCGCAACGCATCCCAGCGTCCAATGAAGAAGCCGGCGCAGCAGCCAGCCATTAAACCGACCATGAGCGCAACCAGAGTCAGAGGTATCTGACCCACGGCCCACCGGATGCCCATGGATAGGGGAATGGCTACGGCGAGGCACACCACAGCCGTCAGGACGGCGACAAACTTTATCGCTTTCCTCGATAGCTCTTTGGGGTCGTGATCAATCTGCATACGGCCACAATGTGGTTGCAGCCGCATTTTTGCAATAGGCAGGATCAGTTGCACACCACAGTTGTTCCGAAGCTGTTGCAAACGACGGCGCTGCGCCTGTCGACATCAGCCTTGTTTCTGATGGTGACTTCTCGAAGTGCTTCTTGCTTCGTGCACGCTTCCATTTCTGGGGTTTTGAGTTTCACCCCTTGTTCCATGCATCGCTTGACGAGTTGGCCTGCGAGCGCTTGGCGTTCGCTGTAGGACATTTCGTTGACAGGCTTGCCGGCGCATCCAGCCAGCGCAAGAGAAACAGCAAAAATTGCAACGTATTTCATAAAATCCCCCAGTGGTTGCGGGGATTATGATGCGTTACGCGGCTTTGTCCAGATACATTCCAAGGAGGCAACATGCCCTTTGACAGCAACGGCAATTACACGCTGCCGACGAGCTATTTCGTCGAAAACGGCGATACGGTCTTGCCGATCCAGCACAATCCGCCTTTCGAGGACGTAGCCCAGGCATTGAGTGCAACCCTATTACGAGACGGTCGCTCCCCGATGGCTGGCGACCTGAAAATGGGTGCCAAAAAAATCATTAACCTCGCCGCGGGAGTGGCGACGTCTGACGCTGTGAACAAAGGACAGTTGGATAGCGTCTCTGATGCGGTTACCTCGTTATCGTCAACGGTTGGGATAATTTCCGGACTTCGAAACAAGGTCATAAATCCAAGTTTCGACATTTGGCAGAGAGGAAACGGCCCGTTCACTTCAGGATATTGTGCAGATCGGTGGAGTGTCGTCTTTGGTACCGGCGCCTCTGTTTCTGCAAGCCGCACCAATTTCGTCCCGACAGATAGCGTGCCGTTCGTTGACAAATATTGCCTGAACTGGACGCGTACCGTCGCCGGTTCAGCGTCGTCATTTCTTGGGCAAAAAATTGAGGGCGTAAGAACTTTTGCAGGGAAAAAGGTCACATTAACACTGTGGGCCTACGCCAACGCTGCAATTACCATAAGACCGTACTTGCAACAGAATTTTGGAACCGGAGGAAGTCCTTCGGCTATTGTTTGGAATGGTCCAACATCTGACCCGCAAGCTCTGGGATTTGTCGGTGACGGGGTGATGCGGAAGTTTAGTTTTACCTTCGACCTCCCGAAGATCACAGGTAAAATTCTTGGTACTAATAACGATGATGTTTTGTGGCTGTTGTTCGAATGGCAGTCTTCCGAGCCGAACGGTACAATTACCCCAACTCGTGTATCTCTGGTTGAGGGTGATGCTAGAGCAGAGGCAGACCCCATCGCCGCGCGCAGCCTCGCAGAAGAGAATACCCTTTGCGACCGATACTATCAGCTGCACGAGGGAACATTTTTTGCCTTCTCGGGCAGCGGGACCGCTTCTGTAAGGCGCTATCAATTGTCCTTCAGGTCCACCATGCGGAGCCTCCCCAACGTCACATGGAACTCCGGGGCTTCGTTCACCCTGGATGAAAGAACGGCTCAAATGGCGCGTTGGTTTACCGACCCCGGAAACAGCAGTTCAGAGCTGGCGCTGGGAACAATGCGACTAGATGCGGAGCTTTAACATGCAGGTACATGGTTACACGGCCTTGGGTTCGATCAGCGCGACCATCGACGGCGACCTTTGGGACGTTCCGGATGACATGTCGAGCCGCTTTCGTCAGATGATTGCGGAGTGGGAATTCGATGAGGAAGGCAACCGGGTCAACACGATACCGCCTTATGTTGCCCCAGAGGTCCCGGAAGTATTCGAGCCGATCACGCGCCGCCAGCTTCGGCTGACTCTGGTTCGCAAGGGTATATCTTTGGCCGGGGTGGAAGCTGCAATTGCCTCTATGCCCGAAGGCTTGCAAAAGGAAGAAGCCCAGATCGAATGGGCCGACGCCAGCACATTCAACCGCAATCACCCGACGCTTTTGCTTATTGCCGCCGCTCTCGGTCTGACCGAAGCGCAGGTTGACGCCATGTGGCGCGAGGCTGTGACGGCCTAACTAAAAATCAAGGACATCGCTATGACTTACAAGCTTCCGCTGGAATGGCTCCAGCCGGTTAAGATGGCGCGCATTATTGTGCACTGGTCTGCCGGCGCGTATCGGGCGTCTGATCTCGACAAGGAGCATTATCACTTCATCATCGAGGGGACCGGCAATGTCGTGCGTGGTGATCACACCATTGCCGACAACGTCAACATTGCTGATGACGATTATGCTGCCCACACTCGCGCCTGCAATACCGGATCGATCGGCGTTTCGTTCGCCTCAATGGCTGGCGCAATCGAAAGCCCGTTCAATCCCGGCAAGTCGCCGCTGACTGAAACGCAGTGGGCGCGGGGCATGGAGGTGGTCGCGCACCTTGCCTCATTCTACAAAATCCCCGTTACGGACAAGACCATCCTGACGCACGCCGAAGTGCAGCCGAACCTTGGCATAATTCAACGAGGCAAGTGGGACATCACCCGCCTGCCGTTCGATGCTTCTCTTATCGGCGCCAAGGCCTGCGGCGACAAGATGCGGCGCGATGTGAAGGCGCGGATGTGATGAAGTTCTTCATGGATCACAAAGCTTCGCCTGACTGGTCGGTGCGTCGGCGCATCATCATCCTGTCGCTGATCTGGTGCGCGGCGCTCGTCACCTACCTGGCCATATGGGGCAAGCCCACGTCTCTCAGCGAGGCCATCGCCACCGGCCTTATTCTGCTCTTCGGCTCGATCGTCGGCAGCTACGTGTTCGGTGCTGTCTGGGAGAAGAACACTCAGGTGAAAGCGGATATCGCCCAGCAGGCCGTGGATCAGGGCGACACTGACACAACGGTAAAGGTGGAGCCGTGATCGCCTTTTTCACCGGTACGCTGATAGGGCGCGCTCTTGCCGCCCTGCTGGTCCTTCTGCTGGCGTTCGCTGGTTTTCGGGTGTGGTTGGCCGCCCACGATGAAAGGCTTCTCAGCGGCTACGTCCTGCTCTCTGAAAAGACGGCTGCGGAATCCTTGGCAACCGAAATGATCCGGCAACGCAATGCCGCCGCCCAATCCCTCGAAGAATACCGCAGGCGTGCCGTGGCCGATGCTCTCACGCAGCAGAAGCTCGAGGCCCAACTTGAACAGGCGATCAAAGATGACAATCAGAATGCTGATGATGGCGATTACCGCTGGAGCGATGCTGATCGTCTCTGGTTGTGCAAGCAACGTCAAACGGCTGACTGCCGCCGCTGAAACGCAGGGACAGGTGAGGGCAGGCGTGAACCTTCCTGACCTTCCGTCCGAGTGCCGCGAGAAGATGGCGCGCGTTGTCCCGAAATACGGAACAGAGAAGCCCCGCAACACCCAACTGCGATGGGAATTCGCTGCCGACTTTGTGGACCGGCGCATGGGCCGCTGCGCCTCCTTCTACGACGCCACGAAGACCAATTTCGAGAAAGGCCGCTGATATGGGTATGCCTGTCGTCAAATCAACAAACGGATACGGCCTTCCGGTCTCATTCGTCGATCAGGGCGGATTGCCAGTCGAGGAAGCAGCGAACGGCTTCGGCACTCCGATTATCGAGGTGGCGACAGGCGGCCTGCCGGTGACGAGAGTTGGTCTTGTAGAGGGCGCCTTAGGCTCGCTTCGCAGCAAGCTCGATGCTGGCCAAGACGTGACCATCTTCATCAACGGCGACAGCACCGCGTATTCTGATTTCGGTGTCTATTACCTGTTTTCCAAGATGCTGGGCGACAAGTACAACGCCACTGTCGTTATGCGTCGGTGGGCTGAATATGACCCCGTCGCAGGTACGTGGACCGGCCCGAAGGATTATGCCGCGCCGGTAACGCTCCGCACAGGCACGGCCCAGACCATCAACGTTTACCTGGCGGCGATCCCGAGCAAGGTTGCGGGCACGATTTTCGACGGCACCCGCAAGCCTACCGCTGTCGATGCCATCCCGACGCCTGATATTTGCATCATGCACCAAGGCCATAACATGCAGTCGTTTCCGACGATTGCGGGCGCAACCGGCTTGGCGTTCTATTCCAACGGAATTGGTAAATGGCTCGGCCCGATCGGGATGCAGGAAATGCAGTGGCCGAATGTGCCCCAGCTCGTCACGGCGCAAAACCCGTGGAAGGATTACAGCGATGCCTACAAGATGTACAATGCCATCAAGTACGCTGTGCAGGCGCATCCGGGTCTCTCGTTCGTAGACACCTATACGCCCTTCATTGCACGGGGCAATGCTTCCAATCTTTTCCGCGGTGGCGATAACATACATCCAAGCGACAGCGAAGCTAATAACGCCGGCGCGCAATTGCAGGCCGACACGCTGATGGCCTCGTTCAACGGCTCGGTAGCAAAGCCGTTCACGACACCTGCTTGGCCTCTGGTGTCGGCGCCGAACCTGATCGACAACGGCGACTTTTCCAACTGGTCTGGGGCGCTTCCCGTCGGCTGGGCTGCAGCGGGCTCGGGTTTGACTGTCACCAAGGAAACCACCATCAAATACGGGGCGGCGGCTTACTCGTGCAAAATCGCACCTGGTACCGGCTCTACGTCCCAAGGCTCATACCTGCAAAAATATCTTTCCGCGCAGGAGATGGCGAGGATCGCGGGAAAGACGGTTTGCGTTGCTGCCCTTTGTTATTCCGTTCGGCCGCAGGTAAACCCATCAACATATTTCTCGATCAAGAACGCCTTCGGCAATGTTCGCGATTATGTCACGGCTGGCGTCCTCGACTGCCAGGACGGATGGATGTGGTACATGTCAGTCGGCATTCCGGTCGTCAACGATCCGAACGAAGCCTGGCGCTACCTTCGCCTTATCCCGTCGCAGCAGATCCCAAATCCCGCGACCAGCGATCCTCTTATCGTCCAGCGCGTGCTGATCACTGAAGGCCTGTCGCCCAAGGGTCTTATCGCGCCTTGATTTCTCTCCTCGGCTGCTGGCCGGGGCTTCTTTAATCGCATTTCTAGGGCAGGCTTACCGGATGGCGGAGAATACAAACATGATAAGTCGCGCGCCTAAGTTGGAGTGGAATTTAAACACCCTCATCCAGCTTGTTACGCTCGCCGGAATGCTCATCGGCGGCATTGTGATCTGGGTGGACAAGAGCCGGGACATTGAGGACTTGCAGAAGTGGAAAGAAGGCCACGAGCAGCTTCACAAAGAACGCCTGGCTGAAGTGAAGGCGATCGAGGCAAGCTACAATCTCCGCCTTTCGAGCCTTGAGCAAAAAAGCATCGAGGCCGAGCGCAAGGCCGACAATCTGACTTATCGCGTCACAGTGACCGAACAGACGACCGTCAGCATTTCCACGGCGATCAAGGAACTGCAGGCCGACTTCAACCGGCAATCGAGCGACATTCAGGTGATGAGGGAAATTCTTCAGCGCTTGGAGGCGGCGATAAACCGCAGCCCGCCCCTTCGTCGCTCGTCAATCGATATGTTCGATACGGTGCTTCGGTCGCCGCTTCCGCGATAAGGAAAACCCGCCAGCAGCCTCGTACTACCAGGGGGTTCCCTTGAACTTGTGGACGATTGTCCCGAAGTCTCGACCTCCATAACGGAGGCGCAGATCAATTGCACCAATCAATGCGGTGCTTTGCGCGCCATTCTCGCGCCAGTCCTTCCCCCATAAGAACTTGCCCAGCTTCCCGGCCATCGGGGAGATAGATATTCACGAGCGGCCGGCGGCTTTGCGTCCGGTCCCTCGCGCCGCTGTCCTCGATGCGAGGCACGCCGTCCAGCAGCAGTTCTTTCAACCGGGCCTTGGCCTTCAGCGCCAGATCCCGTTCAAACTCGCACTTGGCACGGCTCCCCATTTCGGGCGCATCCACGCCAGACTTGAACGGCACCCCGCCGCCCAGCAGACGCATGTTCTGCCCGTCGCATTTGATGGTGTCGCCGTCGATGACGATCAGCGAAGCGCAAGAAACCCCCTGCCCCGCAAAAGTGTCCGCCGTGGTGGATAGATTAATGGCTATGGCCAGTGCGGCAGCGAGTGTCTTTCTCATCAT